ATATCAGAAGAAACTAAAGCAAAGATTTCTGCTGCTCTAAAAGGCTTTGTTCAAGAAATAGTCCAGTGTCCTCACTGTCCTAAAAGTGGGGGCAATATTATGAAAAGATACCATTTCGATAACTGCAAATTTAAGTGAAACACTTATACCCCCCATTCGAATATCTTTGTCTAATTTCAATTTTAGGTAATGGTGTACAACTACTACTGAGTAGTAGTATCAGCGGTGATGTTTTTAAACAGTTCTTTGGTAGCAGAATTAATTCTATCCTCAAGTAAATTAGGTTTCTTAATGGCAATTTTAGTCAAATTATGGTTAGTGAGTTTGAGTCTAAGTGTATCTAACATTACCTCAGATTCCTGTAGTCGATCTTGTATTTCGGCAGAAGCCTCTTCTCTCAATTCTATTGAACTATTAATTTCTGCTATAGTAGCTTCTTGGATTTCCACTGCAACACTTAGAGTGGCATTATCAGCGGTCAATAGTTCAATCGTTGCTTGGGTAGAGTCATAATAATATTTACAACCAAGACCCAAACCAAGGATAACCATAACTAAAGCAATTGCACCATATAGTCTTATCATAACCCGTTAGATGATCTTCGTCTAATTGCTCTTAGTGCACCTGTTTCTTCATTTCTTAGAATGATAGTATGACCTCTATTCTTAGCGGCGTACAATTTGATACTCATTTGATTATCATCTTCTTCATCAAGGAACTTTGACCATCTTTCGAATTTCATTCTACCCGTTTCAAACTTACGAAACACATCAGCAGAAACATTAAACTCTTTATGTTTAGGTCTTCCATTAGGATTCATATCTACACCACCACCGGATACAGAATTTGAGGCAACTTCTTCTTTCATTTGATTATTTCTCCAGAGTTGATAAAGATTTCTTGTTTAGTTTTTAGGTGATATACTTTATATATAGGTTCCCCAAGAGAATATCCAACAGGTTCTAGTGCTTCATTAACTTTAATGTTAGTACCCTTCGAGGCAATTACTTCACCAGTTTTAGGAGAAACCCCTTCAGTTTGCAAAGTATAGATTCCTGGTAGCAGTTGTTTGCTTTCATTAAGATACCAAGTGGAGGATTCTGTTAATTCCTTTTCATTAAAGGAAGCATCCATTTTCTTTAGAACTTTTAGGATTGCTTCTTCGGACATACCGGTTTCTTCTCTGATCAAGAAAATAGCAGTTGCCCATGATGCAATTTTAGTTCTACCGTATGGTAGTAATCCAATTAATCTTTTAATATTAAAGACTAGTCTATGGAATATTGTATATGAAGTTTTTTCTTCGGGGGTTTTTAAGGTAGATCCTTTTTTTAGTACTTTACCTTTTGCATCTATAACACCAAGTTCAAATGCTTCGGTTTTGTTCCAAGGTGTAACTAATAGTTTTAAGAATCTAAAGGCATAAAATAAATCACCTGTTCTTGATATAATGCTCATAATAATTTACCTAATTGTTTTTTAAGGGTTGACATTTATTGAAAAGTGTAGTATAATAGATCTGTCACTAGGGAAAATTGGGATAGGGTTATTAATCAACATGTTATATATTATAATCGTTTAAACTGCATTATAACTAGAACTAATAGGTATCAATGTACTAATAACGATATTAAGTGAAAATAGCACTATTATTCATGTTAGTAATCAGTATGTTATAAAGGTTAAAATCGTTTAAATCATATCTTTCTAAGTCTTTCAACTAGTGTTATATCCAGAGGTACTTCAACTTTATCCTTTTCATTTATATAGTTCAAGTAAACAAGAAGAGTCTTTATCACTGACCAATGTTGTTCTTTAATTCTATACCATATCATTTTACTTGCTGCATCTATACCGAATACATTGAATAAGACAATGGTATGATTTAGTAACAATCTTTCTTGCAGGTCATCATTAACAGCATATCTAGTTAATAATTTATTAATATGTTTGAAGCGATTAAGGTCATCATAAAATTCATTAAGATCTATACATTTAGTAGAGTTATAATTCCTAGATGCATATAATAGAAAGTTCTCCTCATTCAACACTTCAAACATCTTCATAATAATATTACACCAAAGTTTCTAGGATATAAATGATATCTGCTTTTGTATCTTTTGGATTAACTTCTAAACCATGACGTTCAGCAATGCTAATCAATTCTGCTTTAGTCTTAGACTTTAAATAAATCTCTTCTACAGGTTCTTTAACAACCACTACAGGTTCTTCAACAACAACAGTATCAACTTCATTCCACTCATTGATTTGCTCTTGAGTTAATCTGATGGACTTTAATAATTCACCAGCTTTTGTTTCATATCCTCTGTGGGTTGCTACTGAACCCTTTAACCAACTTGGTACTTTTTTCATTTTTATATTCCTTATTTATTTTTAATTGTCTACTAATAAGATATCAAATACCGCAGTATATCTACCATTATTAGCTCTTGATATTGCTCTAATATCTATATCAGATTTTTCTGTGATTGGTGTAGGTATATGGAAATCGTACATATAATGTCCACCTTCACCACTTATCTCAAATGCATGTTTAATCAAAAAAACTTCATCCCCAAAGTCACGAACCATAACTTGACCTGAACCATCCCCATTAGTCTGAGTTGACATACAAACATTAATTAAGTAACCAGTCTTTCCTGCTGGTATGGTAAACACCGACATTAAAGTCTGACCTTTTAGTGCAGTTATCCTAGCAACTGTTACACCACCTTTAACCGCATTTATATGACCTAGATTTGCATTACCATCAGTAAGTAAATACATTCTATTAATTCTTGAAAACACTTGAGCAGAAGCATTACTAACATCAGTTAAGGTGATATCAACTGATACGAAGTTAAAACTAGCATCTAATCCCTCGACTCTAACTATATGATTAATATCAGCAGCATTTGCTCTATCAAGAGTAATAGTTCCTGGTGTAGTCCAAGAATCCCAAGGATATAGAGTATCATTGATATCCCAAACAGTTCCAGTAGTATTGATAGACATTAAAGGAACAGCACCAAACTTATGGTTTCCTGAATACCCAGGAATTAATCCTTGAGCAACATTAAGATAGAATGGTTTATTAGAACCATAAGATGCTGCTTGTGACATTGTAACCGGAAGTGGATTAATATCAGACACAACATTTCCGTCTTTAGTTCCTAGTAATCCTACCTCGAAAATATCATCATTTTCATTTGGGTAAAACGAAGTCCTATTCTTTGAATATTGTGCCATTTTTTATTACCTTTTAGTTCTTTAAATTATTTAACTATGATGTTATTCTTCTTACGCCAGAACAGTACAATTGATGCATCATTTACTTCATCAGCATACTTACCAGCTTTCTTACCTTCTGGATTTGCTTTCATTGCGGCAGAGGCATCTTTCTGAATATACTTTAGAGAAGCATCAGGAAGATCCCAGAACTTTACATTTTCAATAGAAGAACCACCTTTAGGTTTACCATCACCTTGTTTCCAATTTGTTGCTTCTTCTAGTTCTTCTGAAATAAACTCTACAGGAGCCAGAACAGTTCCACCTGTTTTAGGACTAAGAACCATCATAGTTTCCTTACCCTTAGTACCACCCTTATAATCTTTATGAACCTTTGCAAAGTTTTTCTTAGTGATCTTTACGGTTCCGCTACCATCATAAGTATAGTTCTTTGCTTCTTCTAAATTAGATTCTTTTTTTTTCAGATCGTAATTCTCCTTGGCGTTTTTCAGATTTTGTCGTCCTCTTAATTTATCTTGAGCCTTTGTTGCACCATCAGTTCTCTTATTAAGTTTCTTTCCAACTTTATCTCGCTCGTCTGAACCTTCAGGTGATTTGTGGTAATCCTTCAATCCCTTATCCCTTGCACTCTTAGACTTACCGATATAAGAACTTAAAGTCTTTTTACTTAATTCATCTAACTGTTCAAAATCTTCAGACATCATAAACTCTTCCCAATCACCGACCGAATAATCTTCTAGGTTAAGTTCTTCATTCTCTTCGTCCTCTGATGTATAATTCTTATCAACATAATCATAGAATTTCTTTTTCTCTGCATCAGTTTTAAGATCCGCAGGAGATGAAATCTTAAACTTCTTTAAAGCACCATTGAAGAATTTTTCATATTCTGCTTTAGTACCTTCTAGCATTTCTTTATATGTATCTGCTAGTGGATTTGGGACGTTATTATTAAACATTTGTTTTCCTTTTTTTAATTTTAAATGTGGGTTTCTATAAACCTTTTTTAATGTATGTTAAGAGTCCAGCAGCCATTGCTGTTGCACCTAGCCACATTACCTTATGAACCGAATTAACTGTTCGTTGATTTAAATCAACGATAGACTCTAATTCGTCTACACGTGCATCAAGATCATCCAAAGTTTTTGAGACTTCAGTTTTGTTGTACTCTAAAGTAATTAATCGTTCTTCTGCTCTTGCAAGTAATACCACAACATCAGACAATTTATCAATCTTTCCTTCAATGCGATCTAATCTTCTCTCATTGCTTGACATGGATTCCATAAAATGATTCCCTTTATTTTAGTTTTTTCTTTGCGGCAAGGAATGCGGCAATTGCCATATTGCGTATTTCTTCATCATCTTTTTCATCAAACTGAGGTGCATCAGAACCTTGAAATGCTTTAATCCATACATCCAAACCATCAGAAACTTTTAATTCTTCTTTTTGTGCATCATCATCAACTTCTTCATTGTTCTTAAATTGTTTCTTTGTTGCTTTAACGATACCAGAAAATCTTTTATTGCCCTGTTTAAAGTCTCCTTTTTTATCAGCGGCAGAAGCATCTGCTCCTGCTTTAGTCTTATATCGACCAAGCAATTCGGTTGAGAGTTCATCTACCTTTTGAACTCTCTCTGATAATATTTTTTTCAACATCTCAAATTGCGGTTTCATTAGTTTGCCACTCTCTTATATTTAGTTATCTTTAGATTTATATTGTGTTTCTTTTTCTTTTATGAACTCATTCATACTTTGCATACCAGCCCTTGCATCTTTTATATATGCTGCATAATCTATATGATCCATTAGCATGACATCGATATCAGGGTGTATCTCGTTTTCACTATCATTCATATTATTATCCATTGTATTATTGAAAAGAATATTGGTCATCTGTCATTGTAGAAAGACCTTGTTTAAGGTCCGTTTCAGGGATATTATCGAGTATCCATCTACGCAATTGTTCTAAGACTTCTTCATCAGATTTGATTGATTTGCCGCGTTCTTTCATAGTTAAGTATTTGAAGTCACGTATCATTCCAATCTTTTTACCTTTTTTATCTAAGGGTCGATTCTCAAGTCCTTTAGCAGTAACTTTCTGACCACCTTTAGCAACATCGCCTTCTGCCCAAGTGATGGTATTGACACGATTATTTAACACAACATGGATAGCACCATTGATTGCTAGTTTCTTACCTTTTTTTGCAATAAGGTTGAACATAGTAGATGCAGCACCTTCATGAGTATTCAATAAGATATCACTTGGTACAACTCTGTCTCTTTCTGCATTATTTTTGATAGCAACTTCATAGTTTGTAAGAATCCAAATCATATGAATATTAGCAGGATTGTATCCAGCAGACAATAAATCAGGCATCATCTTAGCGACAGAGTTAATATCCTTTGCTGTGATATCAAACATGATATTTGGTAAAGTTGCTGGGTTTTTCATAGTAGATAATAAACCACGCATAGTATTATCTTTGATATTCAGTCCATCAATAAAGGTGTGTAATTTAAATACATCGGCAGATTTTTTTAAATTCAATCCTTTGATTTCTTTATATTTGTCTGGATCAATCTTAGAACCAGCAGCAAGTCTCTTTGCATATTTTTCGGGATTAGATTTTAAATCCGCAATTTTCATAAACGAGGTTTTCCATTCATCCACATCACGGATCTTGAATAGTTCTGATTGCATGAAATTTGTTGCGGCAAACCCTTTACCTGAACCTGCACCACCCGCCAAGAAAACAATTTGACCATATCGTTTACCATTGGATAGCATGATTAGTTTTTCGTTGAGTTCTTGTGGTTCTAAACTCTCTCTTAGTTGGTGGAATGTTTTCATTTAGTTTCCTTTGTTTTATTGATATCTGATATCCATTTACGGAGTTTATTACCATCTTTAGTTTCTACTATAACATAGTTAGAACCTAACATAGTGATTTTAGCAGTTTCTTTGTTTTCTTTTATTATAACATTATCATTCAAACTATACAATAAACCTTTCACATAATTTTCACGTTCCTCTGATACCATATCTAATTTAATATGTTTTCTTACAACATCATCAGGATCAGGCAAACCAGACGGTACTATATTTATATCAGTAAAGTTATATTTATTTATAATCAAATCAATTTCTGGAATTTTATCGGAGTCGATAACTAAGGTTACTTTGAAATAACCTTGATCTTTTAATTTAGAGAGGATATCAGATACAGAATGTATATCAGGATCATTCATTATGGCACGTCCATACTTTGGAAACATCTTACGCATCAATTTAATCTTTGTGGTGATATCCAATTTAGGAGTTTCTTTTTGAGGTGATAAGACGAATATCTTGTAGTTGTTGCCAGTAGCAATAGAAGAAACCTTATCGATCAACTTCTCGTGTGCTACAGTAGTCGAATTGAACCTAGCAAAGGAAACTACAATTTCTTTAGTTTCTTCAACCAACAGATATTCAGAAAAACTTTTAATCTGACTATTCCTCAGTTGGTGCTGATTTTTTAAACTTTTCTTTATCTTTCGCTTTAGCGGCGGGAAGAAGTTTCTTTGCTAGTTTCTTTATAGCGGCAGACTTTTTTGCCATACGCTTTTCTAGTTGTCCTCTTTCAGCAAACGATAAATCTGCTTTAGATTTTCCACCAGTAAGTTTTTTCTCAAGAGCACCCCGTGCTTGTTTCTCTGCACGTTTCTTTAGATGTTCTGGGTCTGCATGTTTCTTTGCTGCCTTTTTACGACCCATCATTATTTTTGCTTTGTTTTTTTTGAATGACTTTTTCATTTTTAAACGTTGCGATAAACTCATTGCTTCATCAACTTCTTCTTCTTCGGTTGATTCTAATTTACGTTTTTTCGATTGTAAGGCAAGGAGTTCTTCATCTGTTCCTGTATAATCTACAGTTAGAAAATCTTTAAATGAATACATATTTTTGTCCTATTATTTACTAAAGGTTCAATATTTATTTATAATATTATGAATTTACAATAGTATTTATAATAAAAAATATGTTGTCATTTAATGATATAATCCTCGATAAAGGAAAATCCATCTTCCTCTGAAACAGAGATATAAGAAGTGTCTAATATGAGATGAAGATTTTGAAGTAATTCTATAGGATTTGTTGCTTGAGTTAGAAAAAGATTATTGTCTACTCGGTATGCATAGAGAATGGAGTCCATCTCTTGTATTCTAATTGGGATTGGATGAATATGAGTGATTGGTTTTCTTTTGATGAATATATTATCTATTTTATCTTCAAAAGTTTTAAGTTTATCATATAATTTACGTAAACATTTTATTCTGATAATACCTGCTTGATCTAATAGAAGTAATGTAAGCAAACAACAAAAAACCAATATCATATTCATATTCCTAATCCTTTTTTAT